AGCGTCTCTCCAATTAGAATAATGGAATTCTATTTTATTTAATGCTTCTTTTAATTGGGCAGGGCTTTGGTCTTGGTCCAACGAAGCAATCGTTGATTGTAATGCAATTAATTCCTGAACCGCCACTTGACCTAAAGCACCACCAGTTGGGGACGCATCACGCATTTGCTGTAGACGGTCAAATCCAAGATTAGCTTTAATGGTATTTAAACGCTTTGATAAGTCTTTTGCTTCTGTTAACGGAACGACTGACAAAAGCGCACCAGCACCAGCGGTAAAGCCAGATACTTTATCTCGTGCTTGTTTAACTTCATTAATAACTCTATCAGCAGCTCCGATAGCCATATCAGCAGCTTGTTGTTGCTTTTCAACCTTCTCTTGTTTCTTCTCGTCTGCTGTATCTTGTCTAATTCTAAGCAGTTCTTGTTTATACTCAGAATTTATACGAGCTATTTCCTTCTGGTCAGCGCCACGCTGTCTTGCTTGTTCTAACAATGCGTCATTTCTTTCACGAGCAATCTGAATCTGTGTATCACGAGTTGCTTGTCTTTCGTCTACTTTAGTTCTAATCTCTAATGCTCTTTTTGCTAATGCCTCAGCAATATCAGGACGACCTGCTGCCGTTGCTTGCTGTGCGCCTCTAGTTAGTGAGTCAAGATTAGTAAAATCAACATCGCTCAATAACTGTTGTTGTTGCGATACTCTTTGCATTAGTGGGTCTTGAACACCAAAGACACCGCCTAGTTCCCGAACTCCTCTAGCGCCCATTACATTAGCGCCTAAGATAGAACCTAAGCCGGGTTGTTGTCCTTCTGCAGTTGCAACCTTGTTTGCAAAGTCAAGCATCTGTTGCTCACGAGCAATATTTAACGCTTCTGGAGAAGCTCCAAATAGACCACCTACAATACCATCAAACTGTTGTGCCATGATTATTCCTTATGCTAACCAATTCTGAATTGCTGGGATTTGGCTAAAGATACCGCCAACAGTATTACCTACGCCAGTTGCTACTTGTCCTAACTGATTGTAAGTACCCTGCATTGCTGCTTGACCTAATAATGAACCTTCGGCAGCTAGTTGAGCAGCTTGTCGTTGTCCTGTCAATCCAAGTTGTCCAGCGTATGCACCAGAAGCGGCTTGAGCTTTAGCTAAGTCTGTTGACAATGCTAATGGTTTCTGTGCCATTGCCTCTAAAGCACCTGCTTGTCCAAACAATCCTGTGCCAGTAGCAATTTGCTGATTCAATAGATTCTGAGCATAAGTAGGTGCATTAGCCCGTAAAGCAGCATCTTCTCTAGCAAGTGCATTGTAGTATGCCGCCATCTCAGGATTTGTCTGCATTAGACCAGCAGCGCCGGGAGCGTATCCTGCTACAGTTCCGCCAGTAGCAAGACCAGTAGTACCACGCTGGAACTGACGATTACGCAACTGTGCTAATTGTTGTTCACGACTTGGTGCTAGTAATCCTTGTTGCTGTGCAATATACTGTTGTTGCAATGCTGTTGTATCTGCAGTAGTTGGCAATGCTTGTGCGCCTAGACTGAACAAACGCTGACGCTGTGCAGCGACTTCAGGAGTCTCGGTATATCCAGCCGATACTAACTGACCTGTAGTTGGGTCTACTTGGAACTGTGACTGACCGAAAGCAGTAGTAACTCCAATAGGTTTAAATGTTGCTTGTTGTTGCGCTCTAGCAGCAGCCAGTCCAACTTGCTGTGCTTGTTGATTATAGGCATTCTGAATTGCTTGGCGTTGCTGTGCGGATAAATAAGCATTTACACCGCCACCTAATAATCCGCCTAGTCCTGTATTACCGCCAGCAGTTCCGCCTGCGCCTGAACCGCCTCGGCTTGTCAGTAACGAGCGTAATGCTTGTGTACCAAACTGTTTAGCATAATCAGTTAATGTTTTAGTATCAAAGCCAAGAGACTGTGCAGCTTGGATGTCAGCACCAGAAGACAAGACAATGTTACCTTGAGCGTCTTGAATAATATCGCCTAGTTCGCCGGGGATAATGTTAGGGTTTCCACCCATATTGAAGTCTTCACCTGTGCCGCTAAATATGCCGCCCATGTTAAAGTCTTCGCCAGTAGTATTAAATAGTTCATCCATACCTGTACTTCCTGTATTTGTTTGATTGAATAATCCTGCTCCTGCATCCACGGCTGCATTGACACCTGAACTAATACCAGCACCAGTCACACCTGAGATTAAACCTGTTACTGGGTCTCTTCCAGACAATAATGCACTGGTTGCACCGCTAGTTCCGCCTTGTGCTAAGTTACCAGCTAACTGTGAGCCTGTCTCTCCTGCAACTGCTCCGCCGACTTGACCGCCTACTTGCCCAGCAGCGTATGATATTGCAGCATCTCTAGCGATGTCTTCTATGTCGTTTCCTTGTGCTGCAGAAATACCAGCACTAGCAACAGCAGACCCTAACGGACCACCAACATAGTAAGCCCCTAGTTTGATGGCTGTATTAACAGGGTCATCGATAACTGGTTGAATGACTGCATTGTCAATGATTGCACCAGCATCACCGATAAAGCCACCAACATCTTCTACAGCGCCTAAGAGACCACCATCACCGCCTGAAGTACCAAGTACATCAGAGATTGGGTCTGTTATTGCTGATACAAATCCGCCTCCGCCACCCATTATTTAAACTCCAGTGACCATGCAAACGACTTACCCTTCTTCTTTACTTCTACAGGTAAGTTCATCTTTTGCATCATGGTTATTAATTTATAGTTATCTGTCTCAGATACTAGCTTCTTGATACCAGCTTTCTTTACCGCATCAATACCGACCTTCATTGCGCCTAACAGCATATTAGGAGTATCTAGTGTATACATATGCACTTCTAATACGCCGGGTTCTTTACGCACACCGACAAACACAGTGTTATTGTGTCTAACAACTACTGCTTTATTCTGCTGAATTAAGATAGCCAAACCTTGAAAGAACTTGTCTTCTTGTTTGGTAAAGCCACCACGCTCAAGGTCTTTACGGATAATCTCCGTAGCAGACATCTGTTTGTCGATAATCTCTGCCATATTAGTATGTACCGCCGTCGATGGTACCGCCTGTTAGTGTACCAGTCAATGTAATACCGCCTGAAGCAGTTAACGCTCCGGATACAGTTAAGTTCACCGCTGTAGCAGTGCCAGTCAAAGCAGGACTAGCTAAGTCTGCTTTGGTGCTTACAGCAGTAGCAAGATTGTTAAACTCAGTATCGAACTCTGAACCACGAATAATCTTATTCGTATTACCACTAGGTAACGAATCTTTAGCGGTAAAGTTAGTTGTTTTTGTGTAATTAGACACGATTAAGCCACCCTTCCTAATTTAATATAAGCATCCAGTTTCTGAACGGATACTGCATTACCATCAATGTCGCACTCTAAGCCAAGCTGTAATACTCGTCCTGTGCCAGAAGTAGGTACATCTAAACGACTAATTACTGCTCCTCCAGCGTATTTACCGATGTTGTATTCAGCAATACCATATTCAGCAATAGTTAAAGCATCTAGTGTTCTTATTTCTGATTCGTAACTACCTTCGTAATCAAAGTCCCACTTGATTGCTACTGTCTGGTCAGCGCCACCAATAATATAAAAGTCAGCCTTCTTGAATATCTTTAGTGTTGTTGGTGTCTGATAATCAAAGTAGTTGGTATAATAAGACATAGAGTAATCAGAACCATTGTCCTGATAACCCATATATTTACCGACATAACCAGCAACTCCAAGATACAGTTCTTTATCCTTTGTAACTGCAAACGAATATGGAACTAAGCCAGACCATGTTGTAGTTCTTGCTGCGCCATCTTGCATCATCACTCGTGTATCAAAACAATACACAATAGACTGTGATGGAAATGACAACAAGTAAAACGCATCAGTTGGACTATATATTGATTTAATACTTGTTACAGCTTCGCCGTTGACATACGACAATAAATCATCACGGACATTCTTAGACAAGTCTCTAAATGGAGCAGACTTCTCTTGGATGGTTCTTGTTAATGAGCGTAATCCAGTATCCGATAAGAAGATTACATCTGTACCGGTTGTCTGCACAGAATCTCTAGCAATACAGCCAACACCAGTAACAACATCCGATAAAGCAATATTTGATGGGTCTTGAGCGCCAGCATAGACAACAATGTGTCGAGTACAGAATATAATCAAGAACCCATTGTGTGACGCTAGTGCTACGATTGGGTCGCCATCACCAACTACTTCAGAAATGTCTAAACGACCTGAAGTACCTGTTTTGTAATTCGTTGCATCTAATAAATCAGTAAAGTATACTGTTTGTCTATCGGCAGCAATATCAGCTACCCAAGTTCTGCCGTATGCTGCAATAGCACAATTAGGCGTAAAACTCGCAGTCGTGTACGACCCCGGTAGTGTTCCTAAATCGCCTAGTTGCTGAAAGCCAAAAGCACTGGTTAAGTAGTTTAACAACAAGACAGGATGACCTGCTTGCACTACTGTGGCGTATGCCTTAGTCTCTGTTATCTGCTGTATATTAGCAACTTGCCAATGACTATCTGTAATCGTGTAGCTTACATTCGCAGAGTCAGCAGCGTTGCGGACATTCTTAGCAACTAAAGCGCCTGATTCTTCAATAAACAACTTGTTATTACCAGCAGCAAACAGGACTGTATTGTTATCAGGTCCTCTGACATCTGCAATGGTCTTTACTACCGCAGTAGATAAGTTGGCATTAGTAGCATGGACATTGTCCCAGCCCTTCCTAGCGCCGATACGACCAAACTTGTCGATGATGCAGTTATTCGCAACTAAGGCAAAGCCAGACTCTAGGGTTACGCTACTGTCCTGCGTATTTAACCCCATGAAGCCCGGTGCAGCAATAGTGGCTGCTTGTAGTGGCTTGCTCAACTTGGAACCCAGTTCGTATCTTCAAGATAGCGATTAGACTCTAGCGAGATATAATCAGCCATTAAGTTACGAGCTAAGGCGTATGCTTCGGAAGACTGTAATCCACCGTCTTCGCCACGCTCAACCAATGCTCTTGCATAGGCATTTAGAATCACGACATCAGCAGGTACTTTAATGACTGTGCTATCAGATGTTAATGGTGCTTGCGGTAATATAACATTGAACCGTAAAGTATAGACACCATCAGGAATAGGAAATAAGTCAACTAAAGTGTCTCCGTTAGCATCCTGTCCATTAAAGTTATAATAACTAGGAGAACCCTTTTGTGGGTTTGTTGGTAAGAACTGTGTGTTCATCCAGCGTGTTGGAGCAAGACGCAAAACTGTGTCTTTTGTGTCGTTTAACACATCAACAACTCTAAACCGCACACCAGAGCCAGTTAAGACATAGCTAAACAAATCAGCCGAGGTTGTGGCGGTTAAAGTATCCGACAACGCATTCCAGTTATAGGCTGCTTCTACTGAATTCTTAGCATCGTTGACAAAGTCACCAATTAGCTTAGAATAGGAAGTAGAGTTAACAGTAGCTACTTCGGTTTCTCGTAACCGTCGTAACACACCATTAACTGCTTGTAGGTAAGTTGTTGCCATAATGTTCCTTAGTGTAGCACACTTTTAGTGCTGTGTCAAGTAAAATCTTAACAATCCCATTTCTTTAATGCCAAGGCTTTACGGGTAGGTCTGCCTTTCTCGTCCTTCATCGGACCTTTAACGCCTCCCATCCTTGCACAGAAGCTCTTGCGTCTTCCAGCCGCTTTAGGGGACTTTGCAGCCTCTTTAGCCGAAACTGGGGGTTTGAGCTTAGAACCAGTCTTATTATTGAAATAAGCCCTTCCTTTGGCGTTTAAACCGCCTTCAGGATTCTGATATACCTTCTTAACCATTATTTCTTCTTCTTAGCTGTTTTAGCGGACTCGATAAAGGCTTTAGCGGTAGGAGCGCCTTTGCTGCCTACCTTACGCATCTTCTCGCCAGAGCCAGCCTTAATACGACGGCGCTTGGCGGCGATATTGGCATAGAGACCCGGTTTAGTAGCCACGCATAGCTCCCATCTTCTTCATGGGTTTAGCCTTTGGAGCAGTGCTGACTTTAGCACCAGTCTTCTTAGCGTATGTCTTAGCTTGCTTCTTACCCTTAGTTGTATAGGGAAACTTCTTATCATTTACCATTGGCATATTACTTACCTTTCTTAGATTTACCTGCAACGGAGAGAGCAACTGCAATAGCCTGCTTACGGGATGTTACTTTCTTAGGAGATTTACCAATGTTAAGTTCACCTGCTTTATACTCACGCATTACCTTACTAATCTTCTTCTCTGACTTAGTCTTTTTCATCATTTCTCCTTAAAAGTTATGCTGTGCTGCTGCTTTATATTCTTGCTCAAATGTAGCAATAACGCTTACTGTAGAACCTGTTTCTGACTTTACTCTTAATTCATCGCCTTCTTCAAAGAAGACATATGAATTACCATTTAAATGTAAGTATGTCTTAGTGCTGAGGTTGTATTCTAGTAATATGATAACTTCTGTATTAGCACTTTTATCGTACCACCAAGCACTGAAATGCTTTGTAGACCCACCGCTATTGTGAGCATACAGAGTATAAAACCTAGCCGTGTGCTGCTTCGGTACAGTGTACAGCGTTGTTAGCGTGTTAGCGGTAAGGTTCTTACCAACAGAGATTTCTCTCATTTAAGTACCAAGGTTAACAAGGTTATAATAATGAATCCAGCAGTGCCTAGGAGAATCTGTTCTAGTCTCTTTAGTCTAGCGTGTATCTGTTCGTAGCGAACCTTACATACTTCTTCGTGGCTTAGGAGTTTTAATTCAGCTTCGGTCATACTTTACTCCGCAGGAAACGATAGGTCTAACGCAATCAACTGTTCTACAGTAGTTACAGCAGAAATAGCTATTTCTAACTCGGTAGCCTTTGCTACTACGCTTGAACGATAGGTAGCGACAGAACTAGGAATATCTACATTTCTCTCAGCTTTACGGATTACCATCCAATCAGTCTGAGCAAGGATAGAACCAGCAGTAGTCTTTACTTGGGCGATGAAGTTAGACTTTAAGCCTTTGGTAACTAATCTCTCTGTGCTATCAACCATTGCTGGTTTGCCATCTACTACACCTAATACTTTGACATAGAGAGGATTACCATTCTCATCGGATTCTTCTTTGTCCTCTAGTGCCTTGGGAGTATTGATGTCACCGCCCCAATAATATCTGTCATCGGCTCTAACTGCATCAGCTTCCCATACTAGACCGATAGCAGACTTATCTTCTCCCGAAGCCAAGCGAATCCAGTTTGCTGGGTATTGAATGTCATTGTGTGTAAAGGGTGTATCCAGTTGGATAGTCTTTGTTCCAAGTTTAAAAGGCATAATAGTTCCTATCTTGCGTTAGCGTATTTAAAAGGTGATTCGGCAAATGCCATGTAGATGTAGGTATCGCCATTATTATTGTTGTTACCACTAGAACTGTGTCGAATCTTAAATCCGTTAGAAAGAATATCTACAAAGTCTGTGCCAGTTAATTCTGCGGATGAAGAATTTGGAAGCAACACAGCACTTCCAACATTGTAAGGGCTACGAGAAGTATCTTGAACTGACCAACTTTGTGCATTTGTTATATTTTTTAGAATGTAATATCTAGGTCTAAACCCAGTATAAATAAACGGACCATCAGCATTACCATTTCCAACATAGCTACCAAATGCACTATAGCCAGCGACAGGTGCAAAGCAGTAGGCTACAATTTGTACTGTACTTGCGTTAAGTCCAGCAGCAGTTCCAATAGAAAAAACTGTAGAAGTTGGTGCTGTGTTTTGCCAATATGCTGAATTAGCAAAATAAGCATCAGTTAAGTTTAGAAACACAGAACCATTTGCAGATAAACTTTGATGGTAAACAAGCCAGTTGCTTGCCGCACCAGTTCTACATTTAATCATAATCATACTAGGCGCAACACCAAGTCCATGCCCGACTGTGGCATTAGCCCCTGTGCCTGTATAAGTAACAATACTAAATCCAGCAGTTGTATTAGCACTTACTGTAGATGTAATAGAGCCTGCTGTGTTGGTTACTCCTGAGCCGTTAGCTCGCCATTGCCAGCCCACCATTGTTGTGCCGTTATTGTTTCCAAAGGTAGCACTTCCTATTGTAAAACCATCAGAATTAAAAGCTGTAACTCCGCTTTCTGTTCCTTCTGCACCAGTTCCATCTGAAGATAATCTTTTGGTTGTTCCACGCAACACATCAAACAACCCATGACCAAAAGCGGCACTTCTAGCTTTAAGCCAAACCCAATCAGGTTGGAATCCTACACCTGTAATGCTTTGTGTAGAACCATTTCCTGTATATAAACTAACATCAAAATACTTATTCGCTGTTGTAGATGCAGTAGCACCAATAGTAGGAGTTGGTAAGTTAAATGTATTTAGTGCTACAAAGCCTGTTGGGGGTGTGTAGGTGAATGGTCTTTGACCAAAGTTAACATTGTATGATGTATTTGAGCCTGAAGAAGCATCGCCAACAGCAAAGTAATACCCGCCTGTTAATCCTGAAGCAGCAGTTCCTTGACTGGTATTGTTTTTATAAAATGTTACTGTTCCAGCATCCATATCTAATGCAATACCAATTACATCATTAGTAGTATATGAAGCACCATAAGAAGTTTGAACACCACTAATAAATTTAGTTCCATCTTGGTAATATGCAACACCGCCAGTTACAGAATAAAAAGCACCGCTTATATAACTCCTATCTGATGGGGTTATTCCAACTATTGTTGAGTCTTGCATATTAGCTATAGTGATTTCGCAATACCATTTACCTGAATTAACAGATATTGTTGAAACAGAGGTAACGCTAACTCCAGAAGTTACAACATTCAGATTGCCACCTGAAGGTGTCATAGATGATGCAGAATTAAGTGGATTCATTACCGCATAGTTAGCCGTTGTCGCATTAGTCAATGTAGGCACATCATTCATACTGTCGTATGTAACACCGCTAGTTAGGCTGATGTTATTGACTGTCCAAGTATTACTGTTACCTGAGAAGTCTGTTCCTAATGTTGATGTAGAAGCCGTATTAGTAAATGGCAAATAGAAGCCATTAGTGCCGTAAGTGCCTGTGTATTTCTTAGGAATCCATACACCTGTGCTTGTAGATGTTTCTCCAAATGAGGATGGGGTTAGTTGCTGACCATCTACAAAATACATTTCTGCTAAATAGCCATCAAGATAATAAAAGCCATCATCTCTTAAACCTATTCTTACACTTCCTGAAACTCCACCAACAAAACCTACTGTATTTAATGATGGATAAGTTGCAGTAGAAAAAGCAGTAACTTGAGTACCATTTACATAAACTTTTACTCTGTTTGATGAAGTTGCTTGAGTTGAATCATAGGCAACAATAATGTGATACCAAGCTGATGGGTCACGAAATACTTGGCTAGTAACTAAATTCCATTGATATCCGCCTGAGTAACTATAAAATCCTATTGTGTCATCATTATTAAAAAGAAATCCACTACCGCCACCGCCAGTTCCTGAAATCATTGTTTGATAAGAACTTAAAGACCCTCTCTTAACCCAATAAGAATAAGTCCACTTAGTTGCAGTTGTAGGTGTTGTTTGTGTTCTATTTAAATAAGCAGAAGCACTAGACCGAAAGCGTAGAGATTTGGTTAGGTTATAACCGCCACCTTGTCCACTAGCACCAGCTAATATATTAGAGCCAATTACTGACATGGTTTTCCTTAGCTATAGTTAGCAGTAAATACACAATGGATAGAGCCTGTAGTACGAACTACATAGTCTATTCTGTCTACTGCGGATGCTGCTGTACTGAGTGTAGGTGCTGTGCCACCGATAAAGTCGTATTGGCTACCATAGGCTAATGTTCTACTTCCTGTGCCATCCTGACTAATAAAGATAGAGCCTGATTGACCAGCAGTTAAGTTGGTTGGGTTTGCTAGAGTTCTATTACCGCCAAGTGTAACGGAGAAGTTATTAGCGACTGCAAAGTCTGGAGTAATAGTAGCGCCATCAGTCAATGCCGAGATAGCACCACGCTGTGCAGCAGAGAAAGACTGTGCTGTGTCTGTTCTAGCTACTAAAGAGCCTACTGTTAAAGTTGGATTACCAGAAACACCGTCACCATTCGTTACTGTGATGACATTAGTTGTTCCAGTAATTGTACGAGATG